AGGCAATGAACCAATTTGCCATCCTCTACGCAGACCGATTCACCAGGACCGGCTCGTAGCCTCGTAGAAGCGCCTCAAACACAGAATTCCTGACACTCCCCGCGCCGCCGGACGTGACGTCATAGATCGCCGCGCCCGAAACAGCAAACAGCCTACTTTGCGCCGTCGATCGGCCGTTGTACTGGATCAACGAAGTGACTGCGGCTGGCATCCCCGTCGCCCACTGCCGAAATCCCGTTCGCTGGCTCAATCCCTGAGGGGTCGCGATGAAGTTCTGGATGCTGAGCCCGTACGCAGGGTTCATATTGACCAGCGCATCGACGGTGTTCAGCCCCTTGACCGGAGCCGGAAGCGAAGTCGTCAGGTAGCGCTGACGCTGAGGCATGCGCGCGCCCCTCATCACGTCACCCAGTTTCCGTCTGGGATGTTCGCCGTCGAGATCAGCGGGACGGCCGCCCCACCGGCAAGGGAAAGCCTCGGGGCTGGGCTGTCAGTTCCCTTCACGCGTTCCAACGCTCGTTGGAAGTCCACTAGGGCGGCCGTCGTGTCGAAGCCTTCCGCGGCTAGCCACTTGACCTTGGCGCCATAGACGACGACGCGATAGTCGAACACCGGGACGTCGCTATCCTGCTGGAAGTCAGGCTTGGAGGCACCCGTCGCAGCGTCAATCACGACCGCGTTGGAGACGTATTCGTATACCAGCGTCAGCGGCACTGCGCCTGGCGTTGGGTAGAACGTGATCTCGTTGTTCCAGACGCGGTAGCGCTCAAACGGAGACGTCGACAGGTTCGTCGTCAGCAGCATCTCGTACTGCGTCGGCGTCAATGGCCCGCGGAGCGGCCAGCGATTCGTGGTGTCGAAGAACGTGCCGCTGAGGAAGCGCTCAATGTCTGCGGGGAACGGATAGGACGCCTGCCCGGCAACCGTCGTCAGGACATAGCGCTTCTGGAGAGCCTGCCAGTCCTTCTCCAGCAAGAGGTCTTCGCATGTCGCGCGGACCATCGCCAGCAGCTTCAGAACATTCTGGTCTTGCGAGCTCAGCACAACCGTTGGCTGCGGCAGATTGAGTTCTCCTGCGATCGTCTGGACGATCTTGATAAGTGACTTTGTAGCCATTGCGACCCTTGATGAGGTTCTTGTTTGACCCAGCCCGATCGCTGCGAGGTGGGTGATCGATTACTGCTTGACCGGCTTGCCGAATCGCATCTTGACCGGCGCTTCCCCAGCGGGCTCTCTGTCGGCAGCGGCCTGGGTCGGCGAAGCCGACTGGTCACTGACCAGCTTCTGCAAAGCTTTGATCTGCTCCTTCAGCTCGTCGATCTCACGCGATCGATCGGCACCAGCACTGAGGAACGACTTCGCATCTCGCTTCAGCTTCTGGACATTCGGGATGTCGCCAATCGAAGCGTCTGTTAGGTCGGCAACCTGCTCGACGCTGCGAATATTGTTGTACTGAAGCAGCTTGACGAGATTCGGCGGCAGGGCTGCCCACTCTGACAACGGAGTGCCGAAGACATCCTGGGCAGCGCCGGTAGAGTACCTTTCCCACTCAAGTGGAAAGCGCCATTTGTCCATCTCGGTCACTGGACGGTGCACGCTGGTTAGCTTGTCGCCGGGCGAGAAGATCGTTACGAAGTCCTGCTCGACGTAGTGAACGTCGCCGTCGTCAGCAAGGACAGTCTGATACGGTGAGTAGACTGACTCCTTGGTGAACTTGACGGTCAACTGATCGTCGGCGCCGTAGATTGCATGGGCGACGAATCGCCTGGTTTGCTGGTGGCGAACGCCTTCCTTCTCTAGCTCTGCAAAGTTCGTTCTGTACTGGAGGTCGTTCAGCTTCTTCTGGACGTCCTCGGGAACGCTCTGAGAGGTGGGTTTATCACTTGTCATCATGAGACTCCAATCAAAGTGGCCGCTACTTGCGGCCACACCTATTTATTGGTTCTCTGACCTTGGGGTCTGACGAAGGGAAGCCCGCCAGCGGCGGGCTCGGTTGGACTCGGTTTGGTTAGCCGTTGCCGTTCATCGCAGGTCGATCGAGCTGCATCACGGCAAAGCCCGCGGATGGTGTGCCATCCGCGGTCTTCGTAACCATGCCGTCGATCTTGTCGCCCGCCACGACAGCGTCATCGACTTGACCAGCCGTAGCCGTTGCATAGACAGGCGCATTCGCCACAACCGTTGCAGCCTTGACGACCGCGGCGCCAGCGATCTGGTACCAGCCGTATGAGTTCGCCACGTTCGCAGACATCGCTACGGCGACAGGACCGCGACCGCCAGCGGCGGTCAGGGTCGTGGAGCCAGCGAACTGGTCGAAGCGTGCGACCAGACCGACAGCCGTGCTAGCTACACCCTTGAGATAGATGAACTCGCCCTCGCCGTAGACGGGATCGAACGCCGTGACGATCTTGCCGAGCGGATGCATCGCAACCGCGCTCGTTGCTGCGATTGGCTGAGCGCCAATCAGTGTTGAAGTAATCGAGTAAGCCATGTCGCCCCCTTATGTGTTGCTGAACACGCCCTGGAACTGAGCACCGGAGCAAGTCAGGTTTCCGGCCCAGACCAGCGTCTTGACCGTGGCGTCTTGGTTGATCGACGACTTGTCGTCCAACGCAACGAAGTTGCGATCCTTGTGGGGACGCCATTTGAGGTACTTCGTATTCAAAAAGTACGCCGTGTTCGTACCGATGCCCGAAGCTGCGGTGTCGAGAACAACCGGAATCCCCTGGAACATCAGCGCCTGGAAGCCGCTGTTTGCGGAGTCAGCGCTTGTAAAGCGTTGCTGGACCTGCAGGCCCGTCTGGAACAGGGCATACAGTGCAGGCGACGCGACGATCATGTCTGGACGATCCGTGCCGCGTGTCAGCGACGTGATGTACAGGTTCCAGTACTTGATCAAGTCCGCACCAGTAGCCGCGACGCCGGTTCCATCAACGCTCGCCTGGAACTTCTTGTTCCTCCAGAATGCGTTGTCGGCAATGCTGCGGTCAATACCTCCGTAGACGTTCGTCGCAGACAGCGGAACCGCTGCGGCCAAGCCGGTCAGGTTCTTGCCGTTGTTGCCAGTTCCATCGAGATACAAGTGCGTGTTAAGCAAGTTCTTCATCGTGCTCTCGGCGACGTTCACACGTGCTTCGACCAAGTCGATGATCTGAGCCTTGCCAGAGTTCGTCAGTTGCTCGCGACCACTGAATGTGACCGGCACCGCATACTGCGACCAGTTGTATGTAGCAGCGGACACGTTGTCCGATGCTTGTGTCGGCAAAGTGTCGTAGCCGGAGTAGGAGCCAGCATTGGCGTTCAAGCCGTACGAGAACGCCTCTACGATCGTCGTTCCGCCGTCGAAAGTCTTGATGTTGCCTTGCTTCTCAAGAGCGGTCAGTAGGCCATTGTGCTGGGTGACGTTGTCCGCGATTGCAGACGAGCGGGCCTCAATAGTTGTGGCAACCAGGTCACTGAGATTTGGAAAACTCATGTTCTTTTCCTTGTTGTTGAGTTTTGGATTGCGACGGTTCTATTTCTTGGGTAGCCCCTCTTCAGCTCCGCTGGGTGCCCTCGCTTAAGAGCGGAAGTCAAGTGGCGTCACTGGCCGGATTCCGGAGCCGGTGTGACGTCGATCGACATCGCTTCTTCATGCGTCGCTGGCCCGCCTTGTTGATCGGTCGGCACTACGGGGTCAAGCTGTGCTTTGAGACGTGGGTCCATAGCTGGCATCTCGACTCCCCTAGCCACGAACATGGTGAACAACGAAACCATCTCTAGCTGCCTCCATGTCGTGTGTGGTGTTGGTTCACCTTATTTATCGTTGGAAGCGAATCACTCGCCCCCGAGCTGCGCCCACGCCTGTTCAGCCGCCTCTCTCACCGAGAGCTTCCTATCTGGCGCCTTGCTGCGCTGGTTCGATCCAAGCGACGGCTTGACTGATCCAACAGGCTTTGCAGCCGCAGGCTGAGCCGGTGCCTGCACGGACGGCACGGCCGCTGCGCGTGACGACAGCACGGACTTCACCTCCGGATGATGTTGAGTAGCGAACGCGTACGCGTTGGCGAGCAGTTCTGCGTTCGTCGATCCGGTGACGAATCCGCCCGTGATCGCGTTGCCCATCATTTCCCTGACGTCGTTGAAGAACTCGTTCCTGGGATCTGCGGCGAAAGCCTGGATCTCCGCATCGAGCGATGTACTGTGCGCGTTCGCCTCACGCTCGGCGATGCGACGATTGACCTCCTCGTCAATGTCGATCGGCCGATCCTGAGACGCCGCTGATGTCAATGGCGACGTCGGATGTCGAGTTCCCGAGAACAGCTGCTGCAGCGCCGTTGAATCCGGCTGGTACTCGTTGATCAGCTGAAAGATGATCTGCGCCTTCTGCTCCCCACTGCCAAGCGCAAGCGCGTGGTTCATTTCGAGCAGCTTCCCTACGAGCGTCGGTGCGTGGATGTTGTACTGCTGCAGGACCTTCTCGTACGGCGCAACAGTCTTTCTGAACTCCTGGGCGACCTTCCGTTCCTCGGCGGTGTCTTGAAGAACTCTGTTGATGTGCTTGTCGCGATCGACGATGTACTGTTGCAGCGATCGATCTACGGATCCCCACTTCTCGCGCAAAGTCGGTGATAGGCTCGCCGGCGCGTGAATCTGCTCCAACTTGCGGCCCGTCACGGGGTCAGTCCCTTCTTCGCTTTTCGCCGTGGCTTCCGCCTGCGTCAGGACGACAGGTGTCTTCTCCTTGGCAGGCGTATCGAGCGCAGTACTGCCCTCCTTCGCTGCCAGCTTGTCGAAAGCGTTCTCTACGACCTGACGTGTTGTCAATGATTGGTCCTCGTCGGCACTGGTCTGGACCACATCGTTGGCTTGCGTGTCAACAGTTGTGGACTCGTTGCCGGTGGCATCTACCTCAATTTCTTGGTTGGTCATGTCCGTCATCGCGGTTCCCTTCTTGTTCTAGTTAAGTGCTGCGTTCACCACCTTGATAACGTCGTCACGACGCTTCTCGGCATGCGCCTTCTCAGCTTTGGCGCGATTGATCTCCGCCTCGCGGTTCCCCTCGGAAGCGGGCAGGTAGTTGTTCTTCTCCATCCAAGTCTTTAGCTGGCTGCCGGATTCGATGAACGATCGCTCGCCGCCGGCACCAGCGACCTCAAAGCCCTTCCATCCGGTCCAGGCCATCGCACTGACCTGCGGTGTGTCGATCACCTTCTCCGTCTTCTCCCCGCAGCAATGCGGGGTGTCCGCCCGGGACGCAATCGTTCGCGCATACGTATGGCGGGTTCCGCACTGTGTGCACACCGATGAGTACGTCGGCATCAACGACCTCCCGATCGGTCGAGTGCCTCACGGTGCGCGTTCTGGAGCGCGACGGTGTGCTGATCGGCCAAAGCCTTGGCGGCGTCGATCGTCGTCTTCTGGCGGCGTAGCGCAAGCTCTTCAGTACGCAGCTGCGCATCCTGGAGTTGGTCCTGCGCGTCCAGCTGCGCCTGCAAGCGCTTCGTCTGCTCCTGCATCGTTGCAATCTGCAACTGCGTCTGGTTGTCCATAGCGCTCTGCTGCATCCTGAGCTGCGCTGGAGACGGTGGTTGGGGAGTTGGCTGACCTGCTGCGGCAGTCAGCTTGCTGACGGCGTCGTCAACGATCCCTTCAATCGCCTGCGCTCCCTTCAGCCCCGCAAGGCTGAACCGCATCAATTCCATGCCGAGCTGCGCGACCTCCGGCGACTGCTGCGCCACGGGGATGACTTGGGCCAACATCGATGAGACCACCTGGACGGCCTGGTTACGAGCATCGCGGTCGATGTTCCAGTTGGGGAGCTGGATCGAGTCGACGCTGACGGTCAGGCGAAAGTCGGTCAACATCCCGGACTTGAGCAACTGAATCGCGGCCGGGACCAGTTGCTGGTCCGGTAGCGATAGCGTCCCCGCGCGACCGATGATCGTCTGTGGCGTGTAGAACTTGCAGATCAGATGCGCCTTGAGCCGGAGCAAAGCTTCAACGTACTGCGCGACGTCGAGCTGCATCGCAGACAGCCGGGAAGTACCAAACGCAACCTTGTTCTGCGTTGCGACGATCGACTCGTTCGCGGTGACAGCGCCGCGCATGATGTCGGCGATCCCCTCAACCTCGTAGATCTGCTGCTTGACCTGGTCTCGTGCAGCGAGCAACTGCGAGTACGTCGTCGCGATGTCGGCGAGCGGGGTGAACTCGATCGTTCCAGCAAGACCACCCTTGTCCTGCTTCATCGCTGCCCAGTTTGAAACCGGAATCCCTTCCAGTTCTGACGTTGTCGTGTACAGATCTTTCAGTTCATCGAACGAGCTTTCGTATACCCACTTCAACTGGAGGGCTCGGGCAAGGTTCGTGATCCTCTTGTTGATATTGTCCAGTTCGTTGTATAGGTTAGCCGCAAGCGAGAAGTCGCTGATCGGCGTCGTGTTCGACGTTGTCGTGCGTGCAAGCGGCGGCAGCGGCGTAGGAAAGAACTGGTCAAACGCATTCGTGTCTGACTGAACGTCGAGCGGCACAGGCGCACCTTCGGTGATCCAGAAGATGCACTGCGTCTCTTTGTCCCAGATCTCATAGACGTCAACTGTCTTCTCCTCAGATCGCTTCGGATCGAGCGCGCTCTTGGCAGCCCCGTCCTTCGCCGTGTCTGCCTTCTCGTACGTCAGCACGGCGAGCACGTCTTCGGGAGCGGTGCCACCGAATCGGTCCATTACCGATCGCCTGTCCATTGGAATACGACGTGCTACCCAGCGGCACTGCTGCCACACTTGGCACGGCGCCCATAGAAAGTCAGCCCAGTTCACGTAGTCAAGGCATGACTGCTGGTCAGCGATGTCGGAGCCGGCGATCGGAACTCCCGTCACCGGATCGGTGATCGGAGCCTTCTCCGCCTGCTCATAACGCGCCCACATCACGCCGAGGCCGGGCACCTTCCAATCGAACAGCGTCTGCTTGATTGATTGATCAAAGCCATAGATGTCGAGCTCGTAGCAAATATTCCGCTCAAGCAGCATCGAAGCGACACGGCTGACGTCATCATCGGCGTCGTTGAAGCGCCGTTTGATCTCGGGCTGCGGTGTGCGTGCGTACAACGCCGACAGCTTGATATCGGTGTTCGCGAAGAAGAGGTTGTAGTCGCTCTGCGTGTTGCGCCCGCTGGCATCGTTCGATGGCTGCGACGTCAGCCGCGACGCGTACCGCTCAATCACCTTGTTGCCGTCGTTGATGAACTGCTTGCGCTCGCCCTTGCTCGCTTCAAGCTCCTTCAGCCACATCGCCTGCTTTTCCTCGGTCTGGAACTCCTGCAAGACCGGGTCGCCGCCGAAAGCGTCTTCGCTGACAGGCGGCTCGTTCGACGCGTATCCGTCGTTGTTGTTTTTATCCATCGGGTTGCCCTGTTGTTCTTGTTGTTGGCATCACGACATCAGAGGCCCATGCGGTCCGCTGATCGGCGCTGGCGAACCTTCCGGTCGTGCTCCCTCAATGCATCGTTGAGGGTCCATCCCTTATTTACTGATGATCGTGCAGCGGGGTTGCCGACGCCGGATGGCCTAACCCCTATTCCGATTGCCGGACCGCGCGTCAGGAACGATTGAGGACGCTGCTCCAGGCTGCGGCGCAAGTCCTCCGGCTTGACCGCCAGACACAGGTAGCGAAACGCATCGGCGCCGTGGCTCCACTGGTCGTGAGCTGGCGTGTCGCTGTACTGCCTACGGTCGGAGTCCCACTTGCGGCTGTAGTTCCGCAGCGCTTCCAGGCCTCGTGAGCAGCGATCGGCGTCAATCACGATCGGATACGTCCGAAGAACCTTTCGAGTCGCGTCGATCCCGTGATAGACGCGGTTGCCTGCGTCAGGGTTTGGCACTCTCTGCGTCGGAAGCCCGTGCTCAATCAGCGTGTCCATCGCCGACTTCCGGCTGGCGAATGTCCGGTGCAGCGCGTCGTGCGGAACCCAGCACGAGTCGTACTGGTAGGGCTTGAGTAGCAGGCGCTCCGCCAGCAGGTCGGCGTCGAGGCCGCTCTCCTCGAAGTACTCGATCACCCGGATCTCGCCACCGATCACCTGCCAGAACCACACAGCGGTCGCGTCGTTGAACCCGATGTCCATCGCGATCGACACCGGGTACTGGGGATCGTGGGTAATCTGGGGCCGGATCTTGTTGTCCGTCTCCAGCTGTTGGATCTGCTTGCCGTAGTACGAGCCGCGCTGCGCAGCCTCGAAGCTGCATTCGTACTCCTGCTCGTACTCCGCCTCGTCCATATCGCGGCGAAGCTCTTCCAGCTCATGTCGCCCAAGGAGACCTGACGTGCTTGCCTTGAGGTGAAGCAAGAAGAATCGCTCGGGGTCGGCCAGCGCCTTGCGGTACATGTCCCAAAGGCCATTGCCCTTTCCCTTCGGCGTACCCAGGAACACTGCCCATCCCTTGCGGTCAGACAGTGCGGGACGAACGACCTCGCCCCAAAGGCTTAGCTTGACCTGCGCAAACTCGTCGATGATTACGCCGTCGAGGTATAGGCCGCGCAGGCTGTCTGGGTTGTCGGCGCCGGTGACGTAGATCTTGGAGCCGTTCACCAACTCGACGTACAGCTCGCTCTCGTTCACCTTCCTCGCGACAGGTGCTGCGTACTGCTTGAGGTAGCTCCAGGCGATCTTCTTTGCCTGTGCTGCGGTCGGTGCGATGTATGCGTACTGAGGGTTCTGCTTCTTACTGTAGAGAGCCCGCGCGATCAGGTCGTTGACCGACATGACGGTCTTGCCGGCGCGGTCTTCGACGATGACAAATCATGACGGCCCAGCGCTGTATGCGCGAATGGAACGGCATGAACACAGCGCGTGGCTGGTACTTCAGCTGCACTGACGCTGAGGTCATCGTGTGGTCTCCCTGTTGTTCTTGTTATTCATCGTCAAACGAGATCTCGTCCGCTTCGATCACGCGGCCCTGCTCGTCAAGCACCGTCGTGTCGAGCGCCGTTGATGGCAGCGAGTGCTCGATGCGGATCGTGTTGTTCTGGTTGATCTGCTGCGCCTTCGGGGCGGCGTAGTACGCGGCCGAGAACTTTGCGCAGTCGATCCGCTCTTTCAGCGTTGCCTTGCGGCGGATCGGAACCAGTTGTCCGCCGACCACCAGCAGGTCATCGAACTCTGCGTCGGGATCGGTCGCGATCAATGCCAGCAGCTCATGCGGAAGTAGGCCTGCCTCTTGCGCTCGAAGCCGCATTTCTGAGACGAACAGCGGAGGACGATTCGGAACGTGGCTGCTAACCGGCCGGTCAACCACCTGGAAGCCACGCAGATCCTCAACGGCCGTCTGCAGATTGCTGTTCTCTTTCTTGTACTGCTTCGGCATCGGCCCTCTTCCTGCGTTGATGGCGCTTCACCGCTTCTAGGTGAGCCGCCTTGTTGTTCTTTGTGGTCCATCGGTCCCGGTGTTGCCGCAGCAGCGGGCCGTTGCGATGCATCCTGCCGCTGCCGCTCGGATGGATGAAGCCGGGATCAAGATCGTTGTCTTTGCTCATTGCGCGTTCCTCGATGTCGTTCGGAAAGTCAGCAAGCGGCATAGATCGCCTAGAAGCGCTTCAAATCGATTTCATCAACGTCAGTGGCGTCATCTATCGTTCGGCGACGAAATAAACGCGTATATGCCGTTTAAATCGCTCCAGCGTTCTTGACGATTAAACTGCCGCTGAGAATCTTCAATTCTTTGCCACAGCAGAAAAACACCGCAGAAATCAACCGGTTAGCCAGACTCTAGTCAACAGTGATCGAACGTTTGATCCAATGGAGAGAAACACTCACCACGTTTCATTGGTGAAAATCCCCATAAGAAGTCGCTGAGCATACTGTTGACGCCGACTTTCTTTTCCGCCACTATTTATGACTAGCCTTAACCCATGTTATATGATCGATATTATTTATCGATTTCGGAGTTTTGATCAGCTTCAGTCATATAGATGTGACCTTGCACTTCCAACGTCATCGCTACCAACCACGCCCGCTCGGCCTTGTATCGCTGGACTGCATCATTAATCAGTTGAAGCAAGGTGACTTTTAGTGTTGGCTCAATGCCAAGTCGATGCACCCGTTGGATGAGAGTCGCCGGCGTTCCGTTAGACATGAGACGGGACGGGAGACAGACGATTACCGTCTGTCTAGGGAATTTGATTGCTTGCATCTCCATACCATTCCTGATCGATTCTATGAATGGTATTTAGTGCAAGAAAAGAAGCCTGTTGGCCGTTTGGAACAACAGACTTTTAGTGGGATTGGATCGTTTACTTCAGTTCGATCACAGCAGTGATGCGTTTGAGCTGAAATCCAGCCTCCTTGATCTGCTGCCGCAGCTTCGCTCGCGCCCGTTCTTCGGAATCAGCCTCGATCACCTCTTTGAATACCGGCAGCTGGTTCTTCAGAGTGAAAATGAACTGGAAGCGCATTTGGAACTCCGTTGCTTGTTGATGAGTCCAGTTTCAGCTCAGCTCGGTCCAACGACAACGGCGACACGTGGGCAAATACACCCAAAGAAAAAGGGCCCGTAGGCCCTTTGTGTCTCTCAGCACAGCGATTACTTCTGTGCAGCTTGCTTCTTGATGTTTGCCAGGTACGTCGATGCGCCGGCTTTTGACAGCCTTGCTTGCTCCATGAATGCCTTCAGGATCTCCTGACGAGAAGCTGATTTCATCTTGGAGTAGATATCCCGGGCGATATCTGCCTTCGACGCTCCCTCTTTGGTCTTAGGTGGCAGTGCCTTCTGCGAAGACGGCTTCACCATGACGCGCGCAGCTTTAGCCGAGATCACTGCCTTCGGCACGACTTTCGAAGGAGCGCGTTTCTTCGCTACGGGAGCAGTCTTCCTAGCGACGGGCTTGGTTGCTTTGGGCGTGGCCATCTATCAGTCCTCCGTTGGTTGCGGTACAGCCCAATGTCCAACGGACAGCGGGGACAGACAACCGGCGATTGATGGGTGTTTGACCGCGCTCGGCCCCACGTCGCGATCTTAGTTGCAGCTGTACATCTCCGCAGTGTCGCCCAGGTATACGACCTTCCGGCCATCGGCTGTGTACTCGCCTGATCCGGTCTGTCGCACTGACCCAAACTGAGCAAGGCGCTTCAGTCGCTCGGCCTTCGACAAGCCTGGCGCACAGTGATCGAGCGTCGGCTTCTCTTTGCCAAGTGCATCTTCGACTTCCGGAGGAACTACCGGCGCAGTGTCGAGATTCCATTTAACGTCGATTTTGGAATAGCGAGAGTAGTCTTCCACGCGGACGAACTGTGCAAACTCATGACGTAGGCCTCTTGCTTTCCCTTGCTGATCTACTAGACGAGTGAAATCGCGGACGGCAATCTCCTTGCTGAACAGGTTGAATCCATCTTTATCTAGAAATCCAAAGCTTAAGGTTCCTTCACGATTCTTTGGTGCAGAAAGATAACTTGGATATTGATCAAATACCAACTCAACGAACATTTGCCCGTCAACGAGCTTACTTCGCGCATTTAACGACATGCCAAGAGCACTACGGGTGTCCAAGCTCCACGTTGTTACCTCCTCGTATGGCCTTGCGTGTAGCTTCTGCCTAGCCTCATATAACTTATATATTCCGACGGCAGCTGCCGCCACCACGGCTACAGCAATGATTATTGCGATTGCGATCTTTAGGCCGCCCTGTAGAATTGTCCTTACCAAAACCATCCCCTTAGGCATTCAATCTAGCTTCACAGGTCGCCCTTAAGGTAATATTACACCTAGTCGCCTCATGGACGTTTACCTGGATCGATCTTAATCTCTTGCAAATGTACCCGATACGCCTTTACAAGAGAATCAGGCATAAACACAAGCTTCTCAATGTCATCCAACATCTCAGGATATAGATAAAGCACTGGATTCTGTGCATTCAATCGCCATTGCGCTCTAATCATCTTTCTCGCACGCCCTGCATACATTGGATTTTGCCAGATAAGCGCAGGGCGGCTGGGGTGATCTTTCTTCTTCATTACCCCTTCTAACAATCCACCGTTGATCCTGAACAAATGTGGTGCGCCAACGCTACTTTCAGTCACATCCTTCCAAGCTTTGTCAGCGACCGCTTGATTGGGAGATGAGGGAGGAAGCCAGAAGACCTTAAAGATTTGGCAATATCGACGCAACTCCCACACAGTGCGGTCGAGGTCCAACAGTGGATATCCATGTATGGAATACGGAACCTCTAAGTATCTGAATTTACCCACATTGGCTAGATGGGCGATGTACCTACGCGAGCTTTCCGACAGATCAATTTTGAATGGCAGCTTCTCGCATAGCGCCAATGCCCTATCAAGCTCATGCCCGATCTTTTTTGCAGGAATCCGATTATAGAGAAGTATTGACTTGAGGTACTTTTCAATCGCCTGCTGAGCCGACCAGAGATATTGCGGATAGAGTTCCTGCTTGCAGGCTAGACGCGCCAGGATGTAATCCCTATCCGCTTGATCACGAAACGATTGCGTGGCGAACGAGTTCACGAAGCGCTCATGTTTATCTCGAGCATTGACATATCCGACCATCAACGATCTCCCTTAGTGATAAGTGGACTTGCATGAAGGGCATCGCCATCTAGCAACTTGCCGGAATGGCCCAGATAGTTCATTAACGCGAATCTTTGCTGTCCTTGCGTCAAAGCATCCTGTGCAAAAGAAGCCTTCTTCACCAGCGAATTGATAAACGCCGTTTATCAAGGTGGGCTTAGTCGAGTCTTTCACGACAAGTCGTTCCGAAAGTTCTCTATTCTCGTCAAGGAGACGCGCAAGGCGCGTCTTCAGTTCTGCCGCTTCGACCTTCGCGTCGGCCAAGTCAGCGGCTAGGTCGGCAAGTAGCATCTTGAAGTCAGCGTCCTCGATCTTCTTCGACAGCTCTCGAAGCTTCCCAGTGATGGTCAGTGCGCTTTGCAGTGCAGCGATGACGTCCGCCATTTCATATCCTCCCTTGCCCGCGTCACGATGGTGTACACAGTCACGGGGAGGGTACGTTGAGCGGCACCCCGTGACATCCCTTGAATAGGGTGCTTCCCCGCGGACGAGCTGGTGCCGCTGTCCAACGAGGAGATCGAGGAAAATTGAATGAACACACTACCTGCTGTAAATCAACAAGAGATCGCGCGGCGGATTACTATGGCGCTAGCGAAAATTGCGAACTACAAGGAGAGGATAGCGGACATTGAGCGGTTGCTGAACGACGCAAAGAACGAGTTTGACACCGTATCAGCAATCGTCAACTATGCGGAGGCCCATGAACGTCGACGCACCTTATTAGTTGGACTGTTCGTATATCCGAACGACTATGGTGATTTCGAACCTGAGTCCCCCGACTTGGTCGTGCAGTTTCGGGAACGACTGACCTTCCTTGAAGGCTCGATGGACTCGTATGAGCGAAAGATTAAGCGGCGCCGCGACGGCATTAGTTTAATGGAACGCGACATTGAACTATTGAAGAAGATCCAGCTACACTATTCACGGTCGCCATTCGCCCACATGGGCATTGTGGACGGAGCGTAGAAGGAATACGGTGAAATACAGTGGAATGCAGCACCGTATTCGTTTTATCCCGCATGAACAGTGGAGAAAATACGGCAAATACAGTAAATACGGTACTTTTATATAAATTGGATAGACCGCCAATAGTAGAGAGATAGAGAGGCGCTTTTACTGTATTTGCTGTATTTACCCTATTCCGCCACCTCTAACTCCGCGTCAACACAGGGCTTTTTCAAGTCCACGAGGACCGGCTCACAGTATTCCACCGTATTCCCGCTGTATTCCTATCGTCTTTCAACGCTGTCAAAAGGAAAGCCGCCCGGTGGGGCGGCTTCATCACCTGGACGGGCGGGACAACGATTTAGGCAGCGTCCAGCGTGCGGTCGAACGCATTCCACTGCTTCTTGACGACGACATGGAACTTCTTGTTCGTCGCCGTCTTGAACCCGTTCACGCTCAGCCACTTGCCAACCTCGCCGGCATCCTTCGCCGACGGGCTCATCGTTCCTGTGACGCGCTGGATGATCTGAGTTGCGTTCAGCTTCTCGATCGTTGCTGCTGCCTTCTTCAGTTCATCACCGACGACGACCAGCGGCGGAGCCTTATACGGATCGACGATCGCATCGGAGATCATGTCGATCAGCGGCATCGGCCGCTCGAACCGCTTGTTGCTGTCATACAGCTCCTGGCGTTCGGACGGATCGAACCAGAACTGCTCGCCAGCTCTGTACGCCGCGTACACCTGCGCCCACAGTTGCTGAATGTCGATCTCCTTGACCCTGCGGACCGCCTGGACCGCGATGTTCCAGTACCGGCGGTTCTCGCCGGTCTCAGGGAGGAACTGCTCGTCGTTAACTGTCGCGCAAATGCCGGTCCGGCGTGGATAGCTGTTGATCGACTTGGCATACGGCGGCCTGAAATCGTCGTTCTTCTTCGTCAGCCAGGCGCGAAGAGCTGCGACGTCGCTCTTGCGGAAGATGCTGTCGAGCTCACCCAGCTCAACGATCCAGTGGCTGACAACAAGTGCAACGCTGTCCTTGTTGTTCGGATCGAGGCTCAGGCCGTCCTGGAAGAACTTGCTGCGCGGCGGCACAAGACTCGCGAAGAACTGCGTCTTGCTGAGCCCCTGATTGCCTTGGAGGACGAGGACGCCTTCGGTGCCAAGGAAACCGCGTTCGCGATGCTCATCGCTTTCGAACGGAGTGCCGTGCATCAGCAACGCGACGTTTGCAATCATCCAGCGGCGTACGATCTTTTCCTTCAGAGCGGTACTGAAATCGTCGGTCTCAACAATCGCGTCGTAGACGCATTGAAGGCGATCGGTGCCGTCCCACTCGGCGCTGAGGATCCAGTCGCGCGCTGGGTGATATGCATGGTCAGCGCCAATCATCACAAGGTTGCTGACGGCGACTTCGTGCGGGTACTGCTGCTTGCGAGCGCAGTCTGCGACGTACTCGAATGACTCGTTCCGCTGCGTGTCGGCGAAGAAGTCTCGGCCGGATGCCTTGATCTCCAGCTCCTTCGTCATCTCGTTGTACCTGCATGTGATCCCGTAATGGGCAAGAAGCGCCTCGGTGTTCTCCTTGCATCCGACTGGCCTAGGCTCACCACGCCCGTTTGCGCGAACGATCGGGAAGTCGCAGTCCGTATCGTTGATCTCGGCTTCGAGCGCAGCCCTCTCCGCTTCAAGCTCTGCCAACCGCCTTGCGCGGTCATGCTTGTTCGTTGCGCTGCTCATGTCAGCTCCTTGATTTGTTGTTTGAGTTGTTCAAGGCGGGCGTTGATCTTGGCCGCCTTCACCCTGTCGATCACGCGCTTTTCAGTGATCCAGCTCGTGTCGCATGCCGAGCAATACAGGACGCCAAAGCCCGCATCCTTCCGCCAGAACGCGGCGCTCGCCGACTTGTCGTCGTGGAATGGGCAGCGGCAGATGTACTTCCCGCCGACCTCAGTCTGCTCAAGCGTGATGTGAGGGCTGGAACGGAAGCCGACGACAAGCGACCACGGCAGGCGATAGCTGCCGTCAACCTTCGACGATGGCCTAGCGATCGGCTTGTCGATCGGACCGTAGTGGGACGCCAGAGCGAAAGCCCAGTCCGCCGAGCCCACGCCTGTTGTCATCGCGGCTGGCGCCCACCGGTACGCACCGACATCCGTCCTCGACGGCGGCAGGACGACGTAACCGCCATCACCGCGGATGTCGATCCCTTCGAGCACATTTGCGCGATTCGACACCCGCCGCGAGCGGTCATACGCAACGTAGACGTGCGCACCGCCTGACGGGGTCTGAACCGTCTTCGTATCGATCTGTGGATCGTCCGTCGTCGCTGTCAGGAACTGCTGCAGCGCCCTGCGGCCGTTCTTGTCGTTCTTCATGTCGATGTCGATCACCCAGACGGAAGACGCTGCGCCGGTCGCGAGCCCGATGTTTGCGTCTGGATGTTCAGCCCACCATGCCTCAATCGCCGAGCAATCACTGGAGGCGTCCTTGTGGCCGCGGGAACCGGCGAGCGGCACCTTGGTGCCGGGGGTGAGAGGGAACACGCGCCAACCGAGCGACGCGTAGTGAAGCGCCCACTGCTTGATGGGCGACTGTTCGGATAATTCGTTCATCCTGGTCCTTTGATAGGGGCCGGCCCAAGCTCCAAGACCGCGGCAACGGTAGAACAGGACGGATGCATTGCGCACCCTTAACGGAGCTTGGGCCGTTTGATTGGTTAACTGTTTGCCCTAAATCTTTTGAGTTGGTTGCCGCCAACTGTGAGCCAGTACTCAACTTCCTAGTCACTCACATCTGTATTTAGTATCAGTCTCAAAATTTCTTCAGAAAACAGCCGACCGGCTTAGGGTCACCGCTACCAAAGAGCGCGCGCTTCCAACTGGTCCACGATCCTCTCGTACTCTTCTCTTGTTGGTGGTCGATCGTGTTTCCACAGCGATAGCACCAGTTTGGCTCGCCTCTCACACTGCTCCGGCGTAGAACGGTCGCGAGGTCGAGGGACGTGCTCGCAGGTATCCCTCTTCTTCCGTCCTTTCCCTGTCTGGATAAGCGCGCGCAGTTCGCGGTCCTTCCAATCAGTATTTCGGCTGAGACCGCTGACACTATTTGTCAGATGGAACCTGTACGACAGTTGGTCGATCCACCACGCTTCGAGGTCAGCGAGTTGATCGACGGGACACTGGTCGACGACCTTCGCGGAGATCGTCTGCCCTTCGTTGAGCAGCGCTCGAATGTGGCCACACTTATGCGTGCTACCACCTCGGCGCGCTTCGCTGAGATGCTGTCTCAAGCGTTTTACAGGGTCGATTGAATGACCACAGTAGAACGGTCTGTTGTCGTTCCCGTGCAAAACATAGATGTACTCAAGCTCTTCTGCTCGCTGTTGTCCCATCTGCAACTCCTAAATCTATATTTAGGGCGCAGATAGGGCAACGTTGAGCTTGATCAATCTTTAAATGCCCGTTCCGTTGGGGCGCCTCCCTTCAGATCACGTTATGCAGATTACTTTTCGTCCTTCAGCTCGTACGTGAATGTGATATAGGACCGGCGGGTACGGAAGCCCGGAAGACCAGACTTGATCGGCTTACGCCCCTTGATCGACTTCCTATTGAGCATCACATGCGTGCACCCTTCGCTGATCAGCTCGACTGCCTTCTCGACCAGCCGCCGATCAGCATTCGGATAGATGTAGACCATCCTCTTGTTGTACCGCAGCGACGTAGTACCGTATCCGGGAATCCGGCGCATGAAGCTGAGCCATTCACGGCAACCGATGACCGGACTGAGTTCCATCAGTTCGAGCAACTTGCTCCGGTCGTCACCCTCGGCGATGTAGCCCACACCGTACTTGTTCAGTTCAAACATGTTGCCGCCACTCATTGCATTACCTCTACCGACTCCACACCAATACCGCAAAACTCCTCCATCGTGTGAGATTCGACTTTGATCGAATCTCCGTCGCTGATCACCGCAATCAACGCGGTGTCGGGATCGGAAAATTCACTGGCAAGGATTTCTCCAGCGAGCTTAGCTACAGCGAACAGGTTCATAAGTTACTCCACATCTGTCTATCAGCACCGTGCTGACGGAAGCCAACTGTGCTTACGAATCGGTGTTAACTGGTGTGCAGATCAATCACTACAATTGATCTGTTAACATTCGGCATGAACATTGACCCCTACGAGCTGTGGTGGAGAGCGCTTGAACTGAGCAATCCTTCACATTGGAGCCCGCTTGTCTCACACTATTTTTTGGACGTGCGCGGAAAGAGGTTCGATGAATGGTGGAAGCATTGCGAACCGTTCTTCACCGAGCCTGCTGACGACGCGGACCTGAGGAGCGTCTACCTGATCAAGGACGCGAGTGACTACGACCATTACGCCTCAATGTTCGAGGAGGACGGTCTGACTGTTTTGCTTGATCTGACCGCGACGAAAGATCAGCTACTGCGGGAGTTTGAGACACTGCTACGGAAGAAGCACACGGGGAAAGTTGGACGGCCTCCGAAGCAAGTGCGCGGCGCTGAGTTCTCTCTCAGTAGTCACCTGTCCGATGCGCGTCTCAAGTCCATAAAGACTGCGCTTGATGTGTACGAGCGTCGCAAGATCGTCGCTCCTAAGGAAAAGAACCCGGACGTCGCTAGGGCTCTGCAGATTCCATACGACTGGGGCACCAGAAAGCTAAACAGCGGAGAGAAACGCGTTCTTTCAGCGACGATCAGTCGTTATTTAAAGCAGGCGGAGAATCTTATTGGTGGGGTTTGCCAAGGAGTATTCCCTGCAAAATAGCAGAATTGCAAAGATTTCTTGATTCAACCAGCGACCTCCCCTAAATATCTGTGCGGCATTAAGCCCGCAATTCAGGAGGAGATCATGCTCGAAATTATTGCAATCGTTGGAGTAGTTCTAACAGCGGCACTCGCGCTTTGGAAAGACCCGAGGGAATAATATGACGGAAGTACAGTTGCGTCTTGGGAAAGACGGCATCTACAAGTTCCCTTGGAAGTCTAGGTGGTTATCGACTGGAACCAATGATCACCAAGTTGCGCTGCAACAGGCAAGCGACTACCGAATCAAGCAGCTAGCTCGCTCAGCGGAGAACGAATCAGAATCGACCGCTGATCTAGCAACAGCGTTGATCCAGTCGGGCGACGTTGAGACGTACTGCTCACTGGCGTCAGAAATACTAAGCCGTGGGCTGCCGCTTACCGCTGCTCAGATCGCATTTCTTCATCACCCGCTATGGATTGTGTTCGTCTATAGCGGTAAAGCTGGAACTGATCTTAGAGCTAGGTTTCCCGTCCTCTTCTCTGAGCTTCGGAATTAGCTCTCGAAAGAAAAAGGTCGGCAATGCCGACCTTTAGCTAGTCCAACGATTGAAGTAGTCCGCCGGATCTTTGTTTTTCAGCGTTCCATACCCCCTCAGTGAGATATTCAAGTCGCCATTCGGTTTGGCCGCAATACGCAGGACTTCCCTTCCCTCACTAAGCGGCGCTCCATGCATTACAACGTGGTCACCCACGACGAGTTCGCTCGCTGGCACTCGCTCTATAGAGGCCGATCTGCCGCCACTATCGGTAGCGAGAATCAGGACGTGCGCACCGCAGCTTGCGCATCTCCATCCGTTCTGCCTTTTAGGAGTTCCGATGTCGCCGTCACAACTGCGGCAGGAGTATTCCTCGTTGTCAAAGTCGCTTGCCATACTCTCCCTTTCATCATCTGACCGCTTAGTCTAGCAAACAAGTTTGCCGTTGTCTTCCTCCAATAAATACGAGAAGGTGGAGCTGCTTATTTCACAGGCGTCACCAAGGAGAAGATGATGAACGTATGCAAACACACAATCAAAGGCAAGCAGTCTGACGCTTGGTATTACCGCTTCAACTTCAAAGGGAAGCGGTACTTCGGCTCGACGGGCCATACGAACAAGACCGAAGCGCTGAAGGTCGCGCACAAGAAGTATCAGGAAGCCGTCCAGTCCAAACAGGGAAACGAAGTGGCGGCGTCGCTGAGGATTGGGGAAGCGTTCAACACGTTTCTGCGCGCGAAGAAGGCGACCCCAATGATCACGGAGTTGACGTATCGCCTGAAGAAGATGCTCGGGTCCAAGGTGGACAACAGGACGCACAAGGTGGTCGAGGTGTTCGGATTTGATGGCGCTCGGAAGTTCGAATCGCTGACGACGAAGGACGTCCAAAAGCTGATTCTTGCGCGCCGCGAGGAAGGGAACAGCAACGGAACGATCCTGACGGAGCTGTCGGCGCTCCATCAAGCTATCAAGCTGATCCGCAAGTTGGAGCACCCTGTCCCGGACCTTGATTTCGCGGAGCTGAAGAAGGACAACGCGGTTAAGGCGAACACCGGCAGGCTGCGCTACCTCAGCCTGGAAGAGGAGCGGCAGCTCCTAAACCAACTCCACCCGGAAACGATCGTCCGCGGCGTGTCCTCGGAGGCCGACAACGTCTTCCGGATGCGTCAAGACGCGTACGACCTCACTGTCCTTCTGATCGACACCGGCGCTCGGTACAGCGAGATCGCGCAGATCGAATGGAAGGCGATCGACCTCGCGAAAGGTGAGATCTACCTCTACCGGTCCAAGGTGAAGAACGAATCGGTCCTGGCGCTGACGAGGCGGTCAGCAGCGATCTTGGCTCGCCGCCGAGACGATAAGCGGAAAGACCAGAGGTTCGTATTCGAGAGCGAGGGCGGCGGCGCACGCAACTACTGCCCGCGGGCGTTCAACAGTGCTTGCAAGCGTGCTGGGATCGACGGGATCACGCTGCACAGCCTGCGGCACACATGGGCCAGCCGTGCCGCGCAGAACGGTTTGTCGCTCGGTGAGATACAGCAGCAACTGGGCCACTCAACGATTCAGATGAGCATGCGGTACAGCCACCTGATGCCGAATCAGGCGTCTCGTAAGGCGGCCGACATCATGAACTCACTCCAGAACGATTAACTACTTCATTTCCTGCTGGACGATTATGTAACACCGTTTCAGCACAATCAGCAAGCAGAATATTACTGCAATGCCAAGATAAACGGTACAAAATCGCCCCACAAGCGCGACCGACGGAAATCTCGACAGAATGAGGAATGACGCCACCACCAGCATCAAGCACAGCAAAATGCTAAACGCAATGGTGTCCAAAGATTCTCGGCTCACCTTCTTAAATAAGGTGATGTCGACCATTGGACTGGGATTGGACTTGGCATTGAAGACGAGGGTGTAGATCAACACCAGAAGATTGAGCATGAGTCCGGCGACAATAGACGCGGCGGAAACAATGATGCTCACCACATTCTCCGATACTTCTGGAACCAAAACAACATGGACGCCGGCCAACAGTGCCGGCAGGCCAAAATGCAGGGCTATTTCCCCGCGTGAAAGCCTTCCCGTTTCATAGTTTCTTAACGAGAGGAAATGGGATTTAATTATGTTCAATGGACTCAGCTTGGCGAACACTACCACCTCCTTTTAACGGTGAAGCGTCGGACTTCCACCTCGGTGCATCCATTCCCCAAGATAGGGCCACATTCTCGGCCACTTCGTCTGCCTCTTTCAGCCAAGCGTCGATGGGCGGGTGGCCATCCGGTCCCGGGAGAACCGATAGCTCGATATTGGACGACAGTTTGCTCAGGTTACCTAGATCAACGGTGCGCAGCTTCCCTTGCATTTCCACTTCGAGCTTCACGTTCTCATGCTTGAAGGAGTCCACCACAAAAATCTCCGAAGGCTTCACCTTTCGATCCACGATCCGCATAAGAGCATCGATATCGGAGAAGTTTGATCGCCGCTTGCTTCGAATGACTAACTCAACATGTTGAATTTTTTTCCGGTCTGGCTCCGCTAGCGCGTCGGCGACATCGGCTGGTATCGATTTCCTGATTAGACGGATATTTTTAAGGACGCCCTCCCGTAGGATTGTTTCCATCACAACCCTTGGAACAACTTTGGAGACGGACAGTTCAAAATCTTGGAATCGAAGGCTGAAGTAGTGCTGAAGGTGCGGGATGGTAAGATCTCGGACGCCCAATGTATTAAAGCGGGCCAATATTAGAAGGCCACGCTTTTGCTGAGCGGCATTTTATCTCTAGGAAGATAAAACGAGAAGTGAAACGGCCTCATGTCGGCCTCGTCGGTCCCGCGACGATAGCTGATTTGGCGTTTGTTTGTGTGATAGATTTCCGATTCAAACCCATACTCGCCGGTCTGATATGTACCCGCCACAGAAGAGCTTGTGCCCTTATACATCGACGCAATCATGAACATGCGGCGACTTTGGCCCAGCGAGGCCTGGTAATTTCTAAGGTTTGATGAGTAGTAGTCCTTCAGGACAGCTCGAAGGCTATTGCCTGCCGCGAAGTTCCACAAGTCCTGTGGCTGCTTGTATTCGTTCTTTACTTCGACGAGATAGGGCACCAATGAGAACATCGCACCTCCCTTTTTTCCGTTATGTACGCCTTCCCCGGCTGATTAGATGCGTTAGGACATGCCGCGTCGACCCCTCTGAAGTGGGGGAGGCGTCCATCCGGAAACGAAAAAGGCCACCTCAAGGGTGGCCTTCGATGCTACGGTGTAGCGGCTCATTTTTCGCTTAGACGTTGATGCAACTCTTGATGCATCACGTCGATGTGCAGGAACTGTGGGGAATCAATAGGGTCACGCAGAATCAACGAGTTAGCTTCGGATAGCGTGCGCAGAATGCGGGGGATTTCGCGGTGCTGATTCTTACGAATGCGCTGCTCTACCAACTGAGCTACACCGGCCTACCCGCGTGATGCAATTTGCGTCTCTTGGGAAGACCGCGACTATAGCAGAGTCTTCGACTGCACTTCAAGAGGCGTAGCGTGGGTGCGACTGCGGCCCTTCATCCGATCGGATGGCTCGCAAGTGCAGTTGGTCATCCTGGACCGAGTCGCCCTCTTTCCCAGAATCAGACGGACCACATGCTTGAAATCAAGAGGTG